GTAAGTGATTGGTGGGAAGTTGCTGGAGATTTTATACAAGATCAAGAAGATACAGAATTAGGTTCAGCTCAAATAGAAAAAATATCTACTTATATTACAGCCTACACAGCTCAAGCTGCTAATAATTTAAATAAATTTAATGAATTAAATGCAAAGTATCAAGCAGATATAGGAAAGAAGACTAAAGAGTCTGATTTACTTATGACTAAATATCAGCAAGAATTAGGTGAATATCAGCAGGAAGTTAATAAAGAAGTTCAAGAATGGCAAGCAAATACAAATAAAGAATTGCAAATATGGCAAAGTCAACAAGAGCAAATTGTTGCTGAACATGCAGCTAAGATGACAGATGCTATGAATTTATTTAATAGAGAAAATACTATATTTCAAGCAAATATACAAGCTGAGTTAGCAAAATTTCAAGGAGATGCTGCAGAAGCTCAAAAACAAGGAGATTTTGATTTACAATCCCAGATACAAGAATATACTTTAACTTTACAAAAATTTGGAGCTGATGTTCAATCTTATCAAAGTAAAGTACAAGCTGAGACTGGAGAATATGCTCAAAAGTTACAAGAAGTGAACACATCAAATGCAAGTATGATACAGAAATTTGGAACAGAATTACAAAAATATACTGCTGAAGTTCAAACAGAAACTGCTGAACATACTGCTAATATGCAAAAATCATTACAAACATGGAGTGGAGAACAAGCAAATAGTATTCAAAAATATCAATCAGAGTTATCATTATATACATCAGATGTTCAGGCCAAAGTAACTAAGTATGATCAATCTTTAAAAGATTCTACTACAAAGTATCAATGGCTACAAGATCAGTATGTAAGATTAAAACAAGAGTATGATCAAGCATTTATTGGAATGACTCCTGCATCTCCAGAAACTCCAGTACAGCGTAGAGATCAAAGAAGAAGGGAAAGAAATTATGGCAGATAAAAATGTTACATCATTTAAAGTATCAGTAACTCCTAAGGTTTCATTGGATGCTGTTGCTACAAAGTATCAAGCTCATACGGTTATTCATGAAGATGTTAGAAGGTCTTTAGGTGGTAGTGGAGAGATAGAGGGTGATGATACTACAGTAGCAGGATTTGCAGATGGTACCTCAACTACAGTTACATCTAATGGAGGTACTGTACCAACTCATGATGGTAATACAGATTTAATTTATATTAAAAATACAGGGTTTTTATTCGGAACGACAACTGCATGTGTAGCAGCTGATACAGCTTTAGTCAAGCATGATGGAGATGTTATTGGAACTTTAAAATCTGGAGAAGCAATGGTATTACCTAAGCCTACAGGGGCTGTAATAACATTAGGCTCTGGAAGTGCACATGTAGCTGTAGAAGTATTAGTTGTAGGAACATAATATGGCAGTTCAATACAAGATAAAAATGAAAGAGACCATTGATATGCAGGAATATATTACAGGACCAGAAAAATGGTATGTAGATAGTGATATTGATACAAAATGGTATGGAGGTGCTGAGTTATATTCTGGCACTACTCCCCCAACAGAAGTTGCCAGTACTACTATTAATGCTAATGGATCTACTACATCTCATCTTGGTAATGGCATAGCAGCAATTGCTTTAAAAAACCTTGGAAAAACTGCAGCAGGAGCTGATTCTGCAGCATATATACATGTATCATTAAATGGAACTTCAGGCACTTATCTATTTAGAATTGCTCCAGGTGAAACATTTTCTAGTAATCTTGAAAGTGCAGCAGATGGTGCTAATTCTGTTTATGTAAAAACTGATGGTACTGCAGAACAAACAATTAGGTATATAAAAGCATAATGGCTGCTGACGATAGAAGAATTATCAAATCTACAGTTTCAACTTATAGATCTGGACATCTTATGGAAGATGGAGCGACTAGAAAGTGGGTAATGAATGAATTTCCTGTGGGTGGATCTGTAAAAAATATGAATATTGCAGCCAGCCAAGTAACAGAAGATTGGTATAATAAAAGCTTTACATTTACTGGATGGACAATATTAAGAGACACAAATGGGGCTACTGATGCTGAATTTTTATGTATTAAGAATGAAAATCCTGAAGGTGGAGATACTATAGAGATTACTTTAACTGGATTGGAAGAATGGGAAGATAATAATAATAATTGGGAAGCAGATAGTAGGTATTACAATCAAGGAAATTATATTCGATTAAAGCCTCAAAATATAATATCTTTAGATATTAATGGATTTTTAAAAATGGATAGAGTTCATGTTTACTGTGAAAATGAGGCTACTATCAAATATATATTAGCTAAATAATGGAGTTTAAATGGCAACATTAAAAAATCAAACAATCACATCTACCTATGATCAGCTAGTTAAGCGTCAAGATAGTTATAGTTCTAATGGAAATCAAATAGAGTTAATGAATGATAGTGGAGTTTATAAAGCTACTGCTTTATATTTAGATGCTGATAATAGTAAGGTCGGCATAGGTACTTCAACTCCTGAATCTTCTCTTGATATTGAAGGAGGTACTGCTCAGTTAAGAATCGGAAGATCTGATAGTGGAACTTCAAATACTATGGGTGGTCTATATTTTGGGAATGGAACTGATAATTTTTTATGTGGGGTAGTTGGAATTGAAGATGGTGCTAATGATGCTGGCATGTTAAAATTTAATGTAGAAGGAACTGGAGTAGGGATTGGCACAGCAATGACAATCAAATCAAGTGGTCGTGTTGGCATTGGAACCACACAGCCTGATGTAAATCTTCATATAGAATCTACTGCTACCACTTCTACTCTTCTAGATATACGATCTAAAAATAGCGATGCTGGTGCTGATGCTTGTGTAAGATTTTATCATGGTTCAACACCAGATTTAGAAGGTGGAGTTGGTTTTAATGCTGGAACTAGTACTATGTTCCTTACTGCTGGAAGCATGGATAATCAACATATTGCAATAAATAGCTCTGGACAGGTTGGTATTAATACTTCTGATCCAACTCATAGATTTGATGTGTCAAACACAGCCAACGATAGTGTAATAGCAGCATCTTGTTATTCAGATGGCAGTACGAGTCATTCAGCAGTATTAGTTCTACAAACATCAAATCATGACACAATTGGGACTAAGAGTGTAACGCAAGACAATAGAACTATAGGTCAGGTTCTTGCATATGGTGTAAACGATGCGAGTGGTGGAGATGCTTTTGCAATAGGAGGAGGGATTTCATTTGTTCAGGATGGAAGTATTAGCGGGGGAGGTAATTATGTACCAACAGAAATCCTGTTTTCAACAAGTGATGGGTCTGGAGGTCTTTCTGCTCATATGAGAGTGACTCCAGCTGGAGATGTAGGAATAAATTCATCTGCCCCATCATCTGAACTTGAAATAGAAAGTTCTGGAGCTGGACATGTACAACTTAGTCTCTGTGCTAAAAATAGTAACAATGGAGATGCCATGGTAAGATTTGGAGGAACTAATGCTGGTGATAGTACAGCCTCAGAACTTGCAGATTTTGATTGGGGTATAGGATGGGACAAGAGTGCAAATACCTTTGTGATGAACTATGCTTCTGGTGGTGTAGAAACTTCAAGCACTGGAGCATATTTTACAGCAACAACAGCTGGTGTTATGAGTGGTGATTTTAATGATACATCAGATAGAAATCTAAAGAAGAATATTGCTGATAATACTTATGGCTTATCTACTGTAAATCAATTAAGAGCAGTTAAGTTTGATTGGAAAAATGAAACTAAGGGAAAAGGTGTCGGCTTTATTGCTCAAGAAGTAGAATCAATTGTTCCAGAAATTGTTCATGGAGATGATTATACTATTGCTGAAGTAGAAGTTAATGGTGTAAAGGAAAATTCTGAAAATGCTGGTAAATCAATCAATGTAACAGGGATTGTATCAATACTTGTAAAAGCAGTACAAGAATTATCAGCTAAGGTAACAGCGTTAGAAAATAAATAAAAGGGAGAGAAAATGAAACACAGTATGGAAGAAGTTAATAAAAGGTTAGAAGGTATACCTATTACTATAAAGAATCTTACAGATGAGTATAATCAGCTTTTAGGATACAAGGCTGCTTTGGAAGAGATGAAAGATTCAAAGTCTAAAAATAAAAATGGAGACAAATGAAAGTTAAAGAATTAATGGAAAGAATAGGTATGACAGAAACAGGTCGTGCCATTGCTTATATTAAGGATGGTCTTGAGGAAATTAATATTTTATCAGAAAGCCATGTTACGACTACTAAACTTTCTATTAATAAAGGACAAAGATTTTACCCTATACCTCAAGAAGCTTTAAAGTTATTAGATATACGGTGTAAGAATCATCTAAATACTGATGATGAATTTAGATCCATTCCTAGAATGGTAGGTGAACCAAAAACGGAGGATTCTGATGGCAAATAGCAAAGAATATGCTTATTATATAAAAGGAAATAATATAGCTGTTGTTGAAAGAGATAGGAATGATACTAGTGGTTTAACTTCTCCAAGTTCAGTCCCTTCTATTGATTTGCCTAATTCTCTTGCTAAATGGAAGAGCCCGCAATCTGATGTATCTGATGGAATAGAGTTAGAATATGTATATACACCTATATATACCTTTCCAGAAGTTGTAACATGGGCACAGCAAAAGGGAGATATTACAAAAGTATATTACAATGGATGGATTGTAGTTGATGGGTATTTAACATTTGTTAGAACAGGAACTGTATGGAGTACTTTTAGTAAGTTTGATGTAAATGATACTATATATATTGGAGGAAGTGGCCGATGGAACGGTGTTCATAAGATACAAGAAATACAGGATGCAGGAGATGTTAAGCATGGCGGTATTAAAACATTTACAAGAGTTACCGATACTCAAGGATCTCTATTTGACCCAAGTGCAACCTGGAATACAGATGAAACAATATCAACAATTCAAGCTTTAGCGATATCAAATGCATTTACAAGCAGCGATGCCACTCCAAATTTATGGATAATGGGTTCTGATGCTGATGCGGGTAATAATGGTTTATTTAGTGGTTCTTGGACTATAGAAGGAGCAGGTACTACTTTAAATTTAGCAGCAGCTAAGAGGTTATCATTTAGTACTGATGTAACATATTGGGATGAGACTGCTCCAGGATTTACCTCTGATAGTTCTGAAGATATCTATATCTATGAAGCTCACAAAGATCCTGGTGCTTTTATTATTACTGATGTTCAAACGCTAACAGATGAAAGTGATGATATAGATGTTCCTTCTTATTTAGCTAAAGCTTTAGTATATTATGTTAAGGCAAAAATAGCAGAAGATCAGTTAGAAGTAGATTTAGCTGAATTATGGATGGCAAAATTTAGAAAAATTGTTGAAAAACATGAATCAAGCAAGGTACCTGGCCCAAGAAGGGTTATGCCTGGAACGGGTTCTATAATATAGGAGATAGTTATGGCAGTAGAAGTTAAAGTAATTAGACATACAAATCCGAATGGTGATGCTGAAACAGTAGATGGATCATATGCTAAGGCAGTAGATGATGCTATTGGTGGTGCAGCTACAGGTAATGTAAAAATTGCATCAGCATGGGATCCAGACTCTAGTTCTGTAGTTACTACAATATTAATATTTAGTTAGGAGAATATATGGGAACTTTTACAAAAAGACCTCATCACGGTGTTCGTAATTATACAGGACAAGAGGCAACTAATTTAGTATTAGGCCAAGGAGGATTTGATATTATTCAAGGGTCTGCAGCGCCTGGTACTATAGCTATTGCAGGTGAAGGTGATTATAAAGATGTAAGAATGTGGATTGCTATTAAAGCAGTAGAAGGTGTTGATGCTGAAGTTTGCTGCAAGACAGAACAAGGTGATGATTTTGCAAAAAATGGAGTCTATCAAGCAGGAGCAGGTCAAGAGATGACATTAAAAGATCAAGATATAGTAAATGGTTCTTTTACTACCATTAGAGTTGGTAATGGTACTAGTATATATATCTTGGCATACAGAGGTTAATCAATAAAAAAGGAGAAATATAATGAGTGGCGGTAAAGTAAAAAGAAGAAGAAGAAAACTAAAAGTTATTGGAGAAGCTCGTGATGGGTATGATCCAAAAAAAGACAGTGATAAGTGGTGGAGTAGCAATGGTGAAGGTTCTAAGGGCACCAGTGGCTGGCAAGGCGGTAAGTATGGTGCAGGAGCAGGTAAAGGTCCTGGTGGCAAATCTTATGCCACTAGCGCTAAATCACAGAAAGACAGCACACCTACATCTGGAACTCCATCAAAAGGTAAAGGCACTCCAGGCAAGGGAGCTCCAGATAAAAATGCTCCAGTACAAAAAAAGAAACCTTAATGAAAGGTGTAATAAAGAACATCATCAAGTATTCTCTTGAAAGGTTAGATATGTATAGTGAAGATTCTGCTGATCTAGTTTATAAGACTGGAATGGCAGAATCTGGATATCGGCATCTTAGACAGGTTAGTGGCCCTGCTTTAGGATTTTTCCAATGTGAACCTGCCACTATGGATGATGTATGGAATAATTATGTTTCATATAGAGCTCCAGTAAAGGTTCAGCTATGGGATCTTGGGTACAAAGAAGATGATAGAATGTCCTTTTTATCGAATATTGCAGTTCAAGCAGCATTTTGTAGATTGCAATATAGAAGGGATAAACATGCTCTTCCAAGTAAAGACGATTTAGAGGCTCAAGCAAAATATTGGAAACGAGTATACAATACTGCCTTAGGAAAGGGAACAGTTAAGCATTTTATGGAGGCTAATAGTGTTTGATATTATAGATACATTAAAAACAACAACAGCAGGAGTTGGTGGATGGTGGTTATCTGCAAGTGGAGTATTATCTTCTGTTGTTTCTTTATTTGTAGGGATAGCAACTTTAATATATCTTACTATCAAAATATTTAAAGAATTACGATAAAGAGGAGAGTTATGTCAAAAAGAGAGTTAATATTAAGTAAAAGAGAGCTTGTTAAAAGAGTTATAGTGACCCCTGATAAGCATTTTCCATTAGCAGATAAGGCCGCTATTAATGTTCTTTGTAAAGCTATACGTAAAGTTAAACCTCAGGCATATATAGACTTAGGGGATGTTGGAGAATGGAGCTCTGTTTCTGCTTGGAAATATAAGAGAAAAATTGCTCCACCTGTAGAATTTATTGTAGATGAGTTAGAGCAAGATATTAGTGATGTGAATAAAGGTATGGATATTATAGATGAAGCATTAGATAGTGCTGGATGTACGGAAAAATACTTTACAGAAGGTAATCATGATGATTGGGTTAATAGATTTGTAGAGAAATACCCTTATTTGCCCCAATATAAGCTCTCTAAGGCCATAAAATTAAAAGAAAGGGGTTATACTTACTATCCCTTTGGAAAGCACCTTAAACTAGGTAAGTTATACTTTTATCATGGTCATCAATACGGAGGCCAATATCATACTGCTAACCATCTAAGGAAATTAGGATGCAATGTAATGTATGGACATTGGCATGATTTACAACATATGACAGTTACACATATGGATGGACCAAAGGCAGCATGGTCTATAGGATGTTTAAAAGACATGAAAGAAGAGGCTAATGACTGGCTAAGTAATAGAAAGATTAATTGGGGTCATGCCTTTGCTATTGTAGATTTTTGGGGTAAGGGAGATTTTACAGTAGACGTAGTACAAATAATAAATGGAAGATGCTCTATATGGGGTGAACTTCTTGACGGGAATAAATAATGGACTTAATAAGAGATTTTTGGCCACAATTAATGGCTTTATTTGGATTAATAACAATTTTAACTACTATGAAAGTAGATATTGATGTATTAAAAGAAAAAGTAAAAACTTTGTTTGAGCTTTGGAATAAGGAGAGAAAATGATAAGAAACATGGTATTAAATATAGTAATGCCTAAAATAGATAAATTATTACAGCCTATCAATAAATATATTAATGAGCCTAATAATATAGATGCAGAAATTTCAGATTTAAAGCAAGAAACCGAAGCAGCTCATGACGTATTGGTAGATGTAGGGAAGACTGCAAATAAAGCCGAAAGTGATATAGAAATATTAAAGGCTAGTATAAAATCTATTGAATCTAGTATAGAAAGCTTTTCTCAAAAGTTTGAAAATATAGAAGCTGTAGGTACAAGAATTATTACATTACAAGCCATGGTAGATAAATTTGATAGAGATCAAGATTATCTTGAGCAAAGAATTAAAGACGTAGTTACAACATTAGAAACTATAGTTAACCTTAAAGGAGACAAATAATGGAGCTTTTAATAGCAAATTGGGAATATGTATTAATTATAATTTTAGCAATAGATAAGATTGTTGCATTGACTCCAAGTACATGGGATGATCTTATATGGACAAGTATTAAAAAATCAATCTTTAAAATAATAGGGAAATAATATGTTAAAAATACTACTAAAAGGATTTATCAAAAAGCACGGATTATTAGGTGCTATAATAAAAATAGGTGACGTTGCTGTTAAGCTTACTAAATCTAAGAAAGATGATGAAGCATGGGCAAAAGTTAAAGCATTTGTAAAGGAACTTAATGCCTAAAGAATCATTATCAATTAATGCATTTGAGGGTGGATTAAATACTTCTGCAGACCCTAGAGATATAGGTGGTGAAGATAATAATCAAGTATCTGAAGCTACAGGTGTTGATTTACGTTTATCTGGAAGGATTATTAACCAAGTTAGTGGACAGGTTGATACTGGTATAGATTTAGGAAATCAAGTAAATGGAACTCAAGGCTATGGGTTATTTTCATTTAGTGCTGATTATGATAGTGGAGGTAGCTTACAAGATACTGATTACTATTATCATATGGTAGATGGTAATTCTACATGCAAAGAGTCAGATGGTACTGATGCTAATGACTTAGAAGTGTCTCTAGGGGATACTCATACTAAACCTGCTTTTTTCGCTGCAGATGGCGGCATTAGAATATCAGATGGAAATTTTTCAAATGTAGATGGCCATAATCGAGTTCAAAATGTTAAATATGTAATTAATGACTGTATAGGTGCTTTAGGGACAGGTGCAACTGGAGGTTGGATAAAGGGTAATACTACATTAGAGCCACCTGGAGGGGTTACTGTAAATGATTCTAAGACAGATGCAGCAACTCCATCTCCCCAAGAAGTTGAAGTTTATTTTGAGGCTCATACCACTGCATCTGATACAGCTACAGGTTGGGGTAAAGAGGGAACATCTGCGACCTCAGGAGCTGCACAAGCTGAAAATTCTACTATTCAATGGGAAATTGGTGCTTCTTTTGTCTACGATGAAGATCAAGAAAGTACTGTAACTATTGCTGATACTTTTACTGGTGGAACTGCTGCTAATTATGTTGCAACAACTGATAGTTGTATGAGATTTGCAACTGGACGAAAATTTAGAGTTGGAGTGGCTATTAAGACAGGGTCTAGTACTGATTTGGCAAATACTGAACAAACCAATAGAATTACCATGGTTAAGATATATATGAGAAAAAAGGAGTCAGGTACCGCATGGTATTTAATTGCAGAGGCTAATTTAAAGACTGGCGGGGGTGTTAGAAATCCATTTGATGATGAATATAATGATTGGAGTACTAGTGGAATGACAGGTGGTTCCTTTGGTGTAACAAATTATAAAGATTCTCCACCACAAGCTATTACTTTTAGATCTGAAACAGGGTATGATGCTGATGAAGGATTGTCATATGAAGCACGATTTAAAACTGCCTGTGTTGTTAATAGAAGAGCTTATATTGGTAATATTGCTCAAAAGCAGGCAGGCGCTGGAAGTTTTACTAATGCTTCTATACATGGAGATAGGTTATTAAAAACTGGGGCTAATCAATTTGATTTATATCCAGAAGGAAACTGGATAGATGTTGTTATTAATGATGGAGATTATATTACATGCATGGTAACATATGCAGATAGAATCTTTCAATTTAAAAGAAGAAATTTATATGTTTTAAATGTATCAGAAGATAGTGAATTTTTAGAAGGTCAATATTTAAACTATGGAGTTGCAAGTCCCTCTCAGGTTGTGGTATGTTCATATGGTGTTTTATGGGTAAATGAACATGGTATTTTTAGATATGATGGAGAAGCTATAATAGATTTGACTGCAGATAAGTTAGATCCTAATGATTTAGCAATAACAGAATTAACTATTGGAGATGCAAGTACAATTTCTATACCAGGTATTACATATGTAGAAAAATTAAGAACTTTATTTGTTTGTCCAGATTTAGCTCAAACAGCAGCTAATTTTGATGGAACAGGTGGGTGGGCTTATAATTTCTCAAGAGAATCTTTAGTTAAATTGCCTATTGGATTTTTTGCTACAGGTATAAAAACTAATTTTAACATTGATCCTAAAGGCCAGGCAGTATATATGTGCGGTAGTAATCTTTATAAAATTGGAACTACTGCTGCTGCCCAAACTGAATATGCTGTTCAGACTAAAGATATTGATTTCGGAGAGATTGGTATTCAAAAGAAAATTTATAAAGTAAAAGTTACTTATAGGTGTAATAGTACTTCAAATGTTAAGGTTTCATATGCATCAGATGGTAATACTAGTACCTATACTGAATTACATGCTAATTTACCTAGTACTAGTAATCAATGGAGTTCAATCTCTACAAGTGTAAATCTAAATGTAAACTCTTTAAGGATAAAATTTGAGCATGTTGGTACTGTACCAGCTGATTTCCAAATAAACGATATAAGTATAATATATAGGATGTTAACAGCAAAATAATGAAAGTAGCAAGCAGAGGATTCGGTGACGCAGTTAGAGGATTATCTCATCACAAGGGAGCTAAGGTTTCTATTGGCAGAGGAACTCCAACAAAAAAAGAAGGTAGTGATGGAGATTTAACTTTAAGAAATACAAATATGGGTGTAATTTTATATGCAAAATATGGAGGTAGATGGTATACTTTAAAGACAAATCAAGTACTTACCCCTGGAATGATTATCATGTGGTCAGGAAGAAAACAAGATATTCCTAAGGGATGGCAATTTTGTGATGGAAACATGGGAACTCCAGATTTGCGTGCTAAGTTTATTATAGGTGCAGGACCAGGGGCCTTACTTCCCGGTGGTTCTACTAATGGTAGTTATGAGAGTACAAAGTTTGGTCCAGATTCTTCAGAGTCTTATGGAGAGTCACAAGACAGTTATGGTAAAGCAGATATATCAGAAGTAACTGGTAATATAGAGGCTACGGCTACTGCAAGTCATACATTAACTACTTCACAAATACCAGAGCACAATCATAATTATACCTATAACTCGACAAATGTAACAAGACATGGTGGTGTAGGGAGTAGTTATCAAAATACAGAAGTCAGTGAATCGCATGAATCAAGTAACATAGGAGGTGGAGGCAGTCATTCTCACGATATTTCTGAAAAGGCTTTATCAGATGGGACTACAACCACCACCAATACTGGTAAACCTCTAGTTGATTGGTATAGTTTAGCATTCATTATGTATGTTGGAGGATATACAGAGCCTGGCACAGAAGGATCTGGTACAGATGATGGCAGTGGTTCCTCACTTGGTAGAGAAGGATAATAATAATTATGAAAGGAGTTTAATATGAGTGGATTTTATAGAGGCGGTTCTCGTGGAGAAGATAGAGTAGCTATAGCGAAAGCAAAGCATGCTGACTTTATGTTAGAGCGCAAGCGAAAAGAAGATATTGAGGCAGTAGAGGCCAGTAAAGGAGCAATGAAGGCTAAGGCAGTTGAGACAGGTAAGGATTTATATAGCAAATATTTAAATCAAAAAACTAAACAAGTTATGGATCAGGATTCTATTAAAACTGCGACAAGTAAAATATATTCTCATAAAGCAGGTAAAACGGTAGATGTTAATACTTTTGGAGAGTATGGAGAGTCTCCTGTTGGTGAATTTTTTGGCCTTAAAGAAGCTGGAGTGAATCCTGCTTTATATGAATCTGTAGGACATGGTATAACGAGTAATTATGGCATGACAGACATTTCCGATGCCCAAAAAATACTTATGGGTAAGGAATTTACACAGGGTAAAATTCCAAGTGCATTGGCTGATTATGATTTCAAGTCTCTTCCTGGTCTTCCTGGCAAGGGAGGGCAGTTTTCGGGCACTATAGATGATATGTTAAAAATTGAAACTATAGCAGCACCGACTAAGATGGCTACTGCAGCAGAGGAAACATTAAAAGCTGCAGGCGGAATGAGTTCTGGAATAGGTAAACATATACTTCCTGGTCTTGGTGTTGGAATGAGTGCATATGATTTATTTACTGCAGAAACTCCTGAAGAATATGCTACGGCTGGTATAGGAGCTGCAAGTAGTACTGCTGCACTATTAGGGTCTGTAGCTACTACAGGAGCATTAGGAAGTGGTGCTCTTGCTTCTGGATTAGCAACATTTGGAGGTCCTGTTGGTGTAATAGGTGCAGTTGGATTAACAGCGTATTCATTATTTGACAGTTTAGCATAAGAATATGATAGTAGAAAATGCAAATATTCGAGATTTAGAAGAATTAATTGAGATAGGAGAAGCCTTTCAGCAAGAATCTCCATTGCATAGCAATATGAAGTATAGTAAGGAAAAGGCTAGAAGATTTGGAACTCATTTAATAGAAGCAAATGACCATTGTATGCTTGTAGCTAAAAAAGATAAAAAGATCTATGGAATTATAGGTGGCGGTTTAAAAAGCATGTATTACAGTAAAGATAAATACTTAAGTGAGTATATTTATTATGTGACACCTACTGCTAGAGGTTCGTTTGCTGCTAAGAAATTAATGGATGCATTTTGTGATTGGGGTAAAAAGAATAATGCTAAAATAGCAGAAGTAGGAATATCAACTGCCATTAATCCAGAGAAGGCTGATAAATTTATGGGAAAGGTTGGTTTTAAATATATGGGTGCAAACTTTTATAAGGAGCTGTAATGAAGTTTAAGTCAATTAAAGATATAAAAATTGGAGATTATGC